GCACACGGCCATCGAAACCGATGAGGACCGCGCTGACCCCGACGAGTATCCAGAAGAGGAAGAGACACCATGATCATCCGCACGTCACCCCAGTACCCGCCCATCCCCGTGCGCGACTTCGATTGGCAGGCCTACGAGCCGGGCTACGAGCCCGGCGACGCGCTGGGCCATGGCGCCACCGAGGAGCAGGCCATAGCCGAGCTGCTGGCCGCGTTGGAGCTGCCTGCTGACACGCCCTACACAATCGGCTAAACTTCGCCCCACACGCGCTGCAAGATGCGCTAAGGGGCACAAATGGCAACTGGTAAGACAAAGCACGCGGGGGGCCGACCATCGCTTTACACCGATGTGCTCGTGGATGAAATCTGCGGGCGCTTGGCCAGTGGCGAGCCGATGGCAAAGATTGTGCAGTCCGCGCACATGCCGGACTCAGTAACAATCTACAGATGGCTTCGCGAGAAGCCAGAGTTTCAACAGAGATACGCGGATGCGCGCAAGGATGGCGCACACTGCTTGGCGGACCAAATACAGGACATCGTGGACACCGAGCCGCTGGCCGTATTTGACGAGGCAGGCAACAAGCGCTACGACGCGGGCAGCATAGCGCACAACCGTCTGCGCATGGATGCGCGCAAGTGGCTGGCCGCAAAGTATCTGCCCAAGGTATACGGCGAGCGCACCGTGGTCGCGGGCGACGATGAGGCCCCACTGGTGGTAGAGGCCAGCTTCGATATCTTCGGCGAGCTGCTCAAAAACCTCGCACTCAAGCGCCAAGCCAGTGAGTGACCTAGCCGAGCTGCTCCAGAGCCCGCAGGTGCGCGAGCAGTACGCAAAGCTGCCCGAGCGCGACCGGCTGGCCTTTGAGTGGCGCGCACGCTGGCTCATAGCCGCGCACAAGCACCAGCTAGAGCCCGTGGGCGACTGGTGGAGCATCTGGCTCATGTGCGCTGGCCGCGGGGCCGGCAAGACCCGTGCAGCCGCCGAGAACCTAGGCTGGTGGGCGTGGGAGCACCCCCGCACGCGCTGGCTGGTGTCGGCGCCCACATCGGCAGACTTGCGCGGCACGTGCTACGAGGGCGACTCCGGCCTGCTCTCGGTCATCCCCCCGAAACTGGTGGAGAAGTACAACAGCTCGCTGCACGAGCTGACGCTGGTCAACGGCTCGTTGATCAAGGGCATCCCGGCGTCCGAGCCCGAGCGCTTCAGGGGCCCGCAGTTCCACGGCGGATGGCTCGACGAGCTGGCCGCGTGGGAGTACCTGCAAGAGAGCTGGGACATGATCCAGTTCGGCATCCGCCTCGGGCAGCACACCAAGCTCATCGCGTCCACCACGCCCAAGCCCAAGGACGTGGTCATGGACCTGATCGCCCGCGATGGCGACGACGTGGCCGTCACAAGGGCCAGCACGTACAGCAACATCAAGAACCTAGCGCCCTCGTTCCAAAAGCAGATCATGCAGTACGAGGGCACGAAGCTGGGGCGCCAAGAGATTTACGCCGAGATCATCGACCCAGAGGAGGGCGGCATCGTGCGCAGGGACTGGTTCAAGCTCTGGCCCGCGGGCAAGCCCCTGCCCAAGTTCGAGTTCATCTTGCAATCGCTGGACTGCGCCACCAGCGAGAAGACCGTCAACGACCCGACGGCGCACATCACGCTGGGCATCTTCAAGCCCGAGGACGGCGGCATGTGCGCGCTGGTGATCGACTGCTGGCAGGAGCACATGCAGTACCCGGACCTGCGGCCCAAGGTGCTCGACGAGTACGAGGTCGTGTACGGCGAGGGCAAGAACAAGAAGCGCGTGGACCTGCTGCTGGTCGAGGACAAGAGCGCGGGCATCAGTCTTATACAAGACCTGCGCAGGGCAGGCGTGCCCGTCATCCCGTACAACCCGGGCCGGGCCGACAAGGTCCAGCGGCTGTCCATCGTGGCCAACGTGATCAAGGCTGGGCGCGTCTGGATACCGGAGTCCAGCAACCGTAAGGGCTTTGTGCGCGACTGGGCCGAGGGCATGATCAGCCAGATATGCAGCTTCCCCGAGGGCACGGCGCACGATGACTTCGTGGACGCCATGAGCCAAGCGCTGCGCTACCTGCGCGACGCGGGCTGGCTTACCATCGACTTCCCCAAGGAGTGGGTGGACGAGGACGACTATGTTGACGCCGGGCAGCGCAAGAGGGAGAATCCGTATGCGCTGTAAAATCCGCACTAACCCCAACCCTATCAACCACCATGCCAACACACGCTGAGGCACTGTATGACACAAAGCAAGAAGGGCCGTTCTACCGCGTCCATCCACGCGCTATTGCGCAAAGTGGAGCACGAGCTCAAGGTTTACGAGAAGAAGGTGGGGCCAGTGCCCAAGCTGCACCCGGATCACCACGAGGCGCAGTTCCGCAACCATCTGAGGATGCGCAGGTCCGCGATCTGATACGCGGCGGGCAGACGCCCGCGCACCAAGCGGCAAACGCCTACAGCCAGCAGATGTTTGGCAGGCCCTACGCGCCCATTGCCAACAGCGAGAGCTCACTCAGGAAGCAGGCACCCATCGGGCGCGTGTTCATGCTGGCCACCGAGGGCCACCCGGCGTACAAGCAAGCGGTGTACGACGCCTACAAGCGCCAGATGCCCGAGCACGTGGGCGAGGCCAAGGACTACGACGAGCTGGTGGCCAAGGCCTATCGGCACTTAAACCACGAGACCCAGCAGCAGTTTGACTCGCTGCCGGTCAACATGAGCTTTCACAAGAACGGCGAAGGCAACTACCGCAGCAGCAAAGAGATGCTGCGCGACATCCACAACAACGGCCACCTGTACGTCTTCCAAGGCGGCGAGCCGCACCTGTCCATGAATAACGTGGACCCGCGCACCGGGCTTAACGACACCGAGATGTTCAGGGCCGTGCACGACTTCTACGGCCACGCGCTGCACGGCAACGAGTTCGGGCCCAAGGGCGAAGAGAAGGCATGGGCGGCGCACTCGGGCATGTACAGCCCGCTAGCGCAAGCGGCCATGACCACCGAGACACGCGGCCAAAACAGCGTGGTCAATTACACCCCGCTCAATGCCCACATCAAACAGCAGGTGCGCAAGCTCGACGAGGCCGCGTACCACGCCGCCCGCAGCGGCGACACCGCGCAGGCCGAGCGCTTCATCGAACTCAAGCGGAAAGTGCTGGATGAGGGCTTTACCTACGGCCCGCAAGCGTCCGTACTGCTGCCGCCTGAGATGAACCGGGGCGACTACACAGGTGGCATACCGCCCTACCTGCGCCCACTGATCAAACCCAAAAACCCAGCCAGCGCCGAGCTGACGCACTTTAGCAACGAGCCCAACCTGACCCAGACTGACCCCAGCCGCTACGGCACGGGCATCAAGGGCGCCGAGGCCGAGCGGCTGACCAGCCCCGATGCCGTGCGCAACCGCACCTACTTTTACGCCGGGAGCCCCGAGCGCGGCGAGCCCGGCTTGGGCGCCCACCGCTACGCCGCAAGGGCCAGCGACCTGTATGACGTGGCCAGCGACCCCGAGGGCCTGCACCGACTGGCCACTGAGCACAACGTCACCCCATACAGCGCCCCGTACAATCAGGGCGTGGCCAACCCTCAAGGCGCCTTCACCGACTTAGAGCGGCTGGCCCACGAGCACGGCTACGGCGGCGTGCTACAACGGAACACCCAGATGCCGATGGCGGCAGTATTTGGCGCGCTGCCGGTGCGCAAGATCACGTAAAGGACACGGCTATGCCCACGATCAACCAGATGCGCCAGATGCTGATGCAACACGCTATGCGGCGCATGGCCGATGGCGGACAACCCGACGAGGTTGACGAAAACCCAGACAGCAGGCGCGTGGCCGAGTCCAAGGCCATGCTCAACCCCAAGATACAAACCGTGCGCAACCCGCAGCGCATGGCCTTCCCCGGCATCTACAAGAACCCTAAAGAAATTGCCGCTGAGGCCGCTGCCCGCGTGGAGCCCGAGGACCCATCGCTCAAGCGCTTGTTCGGCGTCAGCCGTGGTGACCTGTACGAGATGGGCAAGGGCCGCAAAGGCAACCTGCCGGGCACGCTGCCCGGCGCAGCGGCCAAGCCAAAGGGCTCCGCAGCCGCCACCAACGTCATGGTCCCAGAGAACCGCCAGCGCTTGCTGGATGTGCTGGGCGAGGCCGAGAAGCACCCCGCGCTGGTGCAAGGCATGGACCCGTGGTACATCACGGACCCGGCATTTCAACGCATGGTGCATCTGATCGGTTACGAGAACGCCGTGCGCGAGTACGACAAGCTCAACCACTTGATGGGCATGGCCTCGCCCGCCAGTGACGTGATGACCGAGATACCACGCGGCACTGCGGCCTACTCGCTGTACACACAAGGGCGCTTTCCTGAGTTTATGAAGTACGCGGGCATGCCCGAGGCCAAACGCAAGCGCAGCTTTCCC